CCGTGAGTAGCCTCTTAATGCGATTGTAATGGCTTGTAGCCCTCTTGATGTCCACCTTCTTCGGTTTCATGTGAACATTGTTTGGAATCGCCGTAGAGAGGTATTTAGGTTCACACATCACGATGGATGGCTTCCTACGATAGACTTCACCAACTGTATGGTTTGGAGCAACACCAGATGTTCCAAGAATACTAGAAACAGAGGAATCAACCTTACCTTGGATTACGGAAGGAATCATTGATCCGTTTCTGAACTCTTGCGTACTGAATCTAGCCATATTTTGAAAATCATATACATTCCAGTACTAAAGAAAAGCAAAACATTAAAGCAAATCCCCCCTTGATCCCCCCAAGGGTTACTTGGGAAAGCCTGTCAGAAAAGAAAAGAAACTACTNCACCCCAAAAATGGATGCAGTGTGTTTCTCTTCCCTCTCATCGGGTAAGGAGTTTTGGTTCTCCAGAGCCGTTGTTTTTGGATCACATGGTACGCGTTCATGCCCATCCTCACTTGCTATAACGGGCAAGGGCCGCCAAGTGATTGCGCCACTCGACGGCCCTTTTTTTCTTTGAGGAAAATTATAGGATCAGAGCGGCGCAATCATTCAGATGCGGTGAATATGCCACACATTTTCCGCAAGCGTCAACAGAAATATTTTGCTATGCTTGTTGATGCTAGAAACCATCTGGATCAACTGAGCTGCTGCCATATCCCCAATCATCGTTGTCAACATCTTCTTGAGAATTATTTTTGCTGTGAATTAGTCGATCCTCCCAATCCCTGATTTCTAGGATGTCTAGGGATTCTTTTGTGTCATCTTCAAAAGTAAATTCAAGCCCTGCCTTACTGAGCATCTCCACTGCGTAGGTCAAAGAATCAGCTAAATCGGGCGACTTCTTGATACGCTTTTTCATGTCTAGCTTTTTCTCAACAGCTACCTTTCTTCCCTTGTGGAAATAAAGCCTACTGCAAAGCTCGTTTACTATTGAACTATGTTTTTCCACATCTATGCCAACCAAACTTTTCGTTGACATAGCAGTATGAACTTGGAACCAAGACTCCGTTACCCGACGATCATAGGCTTCTTTAGCAGTGCGCTTATCAAGACTACTAATCCTTCGATCCGTAGGCATTCCCATAGAAGAAATAGGATGGATGAACATAGCCTCTGGATGGAATTTACCCCATTCAATGATGATTGCTCGCAGCATCTTGCCTCCATCACCCGAAATATCCAATCCAAAGTCTCTTGGATGGACTCCATACTCCAAGCAGTCTTTTACCAATTGCATAGCAATAGATTCTTCAAAAACATCACCAACAGATGAAGAGTATTCTTTAGTTCCAAGATAAAAACCCACCCTTCTTCCAGTATCATTAGGGCCATACCTACAGAAAGTGGCTGCACATCTATCTCCTCCAGCCGTGAATGCAGGGTCAAATCCGCAAACTACTCTTGTTCGATCACTCCAAGTAGGTTCCCAAGAAATATCACACGCTTGGATAAATTGTTTTGAAAAGATTGTGAGTTCTACAGATGAATCNGGCCACCAACCATAAACATTTCGCCAGTATTCNAGGGCATTTTTGTTTCCATAGCATCGTTTTAATGTTGCCGCTTCTCCTTCAATAGTCAGGAAGCGATCAAATGGAGGTATTATTGCATCAGGAACCTTGAAATTTGGGCTATCTTCTCCAGAAAGATGTAATGCAACCCCTGTTCTAGTAGTCCATTTGTGGGTATACCTTGTTACAGCATCCCATTCCATCGGATCATCTGGCTGGCATAGTTCAGTGTGAGGATTATTTGCCGTATTTGAAGGATTTGCCATACCTCCAAATATAAAGTCAGGATTGGCTCCAAGGTTCACGCGAGTATCAAGCGCATAAAGATCCATTTCAGCCAATTCGTCGAGAAATAAGCGCATCCTTGCGTTCTTACGACCCCTTGTATTTTCAACAGATCGTTTACCCTCACCGCCACGAGGGAAAGCCAATGCTTTTATGGCATTTGTATAGTCACGCTCCGAATCTCTGGTATCGATTGACTCAAAAACAATCATCCTGCGGTATTCCACAAGGTTTCCAATGCTTGAATCTTTGCCATATTTAAACTGCAAATTACGCATTGCAACACGATAGAGTGTGCAGACTTTACCCCATAAACGATCTTCTGAAGCATCTAAAGAAGTAGATGCAACATAGGTTGAGGTACAATTTGGGGCGCAAAGCCAATCAATCACAATACAAGCAGCTACAGAAAAAGTTTTTCCGCTACTGGCGCACCCTGCAATACCCCAATCGTTCTCGTTACAGAACAAATCAATGATGTCTATGGCGTAATTATTTACTATTCCTTGCGAATGGAGCAAAACATCATCTTCAAAAATCAATTGAAAACAGTTGATCATGTGTTGTGTGGGATTTTTTAGAGTTGTATTCTCTAGTTTGATTCCCATCTTGATTCTTTCCCTCCTTCCAAACTCACCGCGAGTCAATCTGTATGCAATAAGTTCCCTCATAAACTGAGGAGATGTTTCTAAGAAACTCAATCCATAAGTTGTATCTTCGGGTGGTTGCAAACTAAATCCGTTGTATTCCATGTTGAAAATACTATTGACTTATTTTATAAAAATGAGCAAGCATTAGCCTCACATGAGATTGAAAAACCCGAACGATGCGATCCCTGGAGGTCTTTGGTATCAATACACCGACGATAAAGAAAACACTTATCGTGTAAACGGAATGGATCTTACTTTTGGTCGTCAATTTGCCCAAAAGGTTAAAAATGACATGATAAATAAGAATGTTGATGTTCCAGAAAATTTAGAATATCTTATTGAGCAGCAGATTTGTAAACGAATTGCAGGGCAGTATTGTTGGCAAGAAGCTGGCGATGCGGTTGCGAATGTTATACATAAATTCGCACATCTAGGAGACAAGGTTGCTTCCACATTTGGCATTAATGCCCAATTGGAAACACGGGCAAAGAGTTGTCCATCTTGTCAAAAGCGTAGAGAAATACTCAACCAAGTAATTGGATAATGGCTAAAACCAAAAAAATAGTAAACCGAGAAGGCGTATCAAGTTGGGGTTTTAATAACATCAACTCAAATGGCGTTGCTCCAACCAGTCGAGTTCAAACAGCAAACGATGCTTTTACTATTTGTTGGAATCTTCGCCTTGATAATGCTGGTCGTGAGCGCAAATGGGGTCGTATTTACAAGTGCTACAAGGGTTTTCCCCCTACCGATTATAGCCAAGTAGCTGCACGACAACTTTCTGGAATGAGCAATGTGCCATTTCGTCAGATGAAGTTTATTGTAGACAACCAAAAGTCTAGTTTTGTTGACATGGTAATGGAGCGCAATACTGCTGCAAATATTACTACCAAAGTTGGAAATCCTAGTGAAAAGGAAATTTGGAGCAACTTGATTAGCATTGGATTTGATCGAATGCTACGATCTTGGACATCCTACAATTATAATGTTGAATTGGATGTGGAAGAAATGACTCTTTACGGAAAAGGATTTGAAATTGCTGAAGATCGTGATGGTTGGCCTACCAAGAGTTTCCATAACTCAAATGTTCTTATTCCTGATAAAACATATGCTGATCTTACCAACCTTGGTGAGCTTTGTATTAAGCGTTCTTATACTCCACTTGAGTTCTGGTTAAAGATTACTGGAGGTGAAGAAGACCCAGTAAAAGCAGAAAAACACGCCTCAGATATGGGATGGAACTTCTGGGCTTGTGTGGATGCTTTGAGAATGTTCACCACAAACTATCGGAACACCTATACCAATACTGAATGGCTAAGAGATGTTGCGTCTGGCAACATGAATCTTTCTCGACTCTATACACTTCGCATTGAGTTGTATGAACTTTATATTATGGAGTTCAATGGCAGTATTTCTAAAATGCTTTTGTTGCAAAATTATGGTGGGCTTGTACTTGGTTATAAAGAAAATGGTCGCAAGGATCTTACAGAGGAGCAATATCGTGACCAAACAGGGTTTATTTATTACCGAAAAGATTGGGTAGAAAAAGATGAGAATGGCTGGGAGGATGTCATTGCCCCTATGACAGACTCAACTGGAAGTGGAATTTGGCATGAAGTGCAAGGGCTTGCTGAAGCAATATTTATCCAATGCCGAGCGTATGACATCCATATGAATCGTGCATTTGATGCGATGGATTGGAGTACACGATTAATGCTCAAGGGGGGTAATGCTGAATCCACGAAAAAACTTAAACAAATGGAGTGGCAACCTTGGATGATTCTTCCCCAAGAAGTAGAGCCTCAACAGGTAAATCTATCAGTTCCTCTTGGAGAGTTATTTTCTGGAATGCAAATGTACCAAGCGGATCTTTATCGCGGAATTGGTGCATACAATATTGGAAATTATTCTAAGACTGGTAAAGCTCGCACAAAGAAAGAAGCCGAAATGGATGCGGCTGAATCTGCCAAGCTCCAAGGAACACAAATTCGTCGCTTTAATGACAATCAAACCCGCTGGCTCCGTATGCTCTATAAAAGAATGAGCAGAACAAAGCGTGGTGGAAACGGATGGAAACTAAAGGAAAAATTTGTAGACTTCATGAATGAAAATGAAGTTCCAGAAGAGGCTTGGAAGTGGGAGAACATTGAAAACTTAGAAAGCAATATGCTTGCTGGTTCTGGAAGTCCTTCCTACAAACTAATGGCAGCTCAAGAAACAGTTTCACTTACAGGCATGACTCCAATGAACGAGGGACAAGCCAATGCAATTGCTGATGCTATTGCCGCCTTGAATGGTCGCCAAAATGTAAATCGTTACATGAAGCAAACGAAAATTGATATTCCTAATGAACAGGCAATAATCTCAATGGAGAATATTGGAATGACTGACCCTAAAGGAAATGCAGCAAACTTTAGAGTTTACCCTGATCAAAACCATGTTGATCATTTCAAGGGTCATATCCAAGATGCTGGTGCATCATTGCAAGAGGCTCAACAAGCAATGCAGTCAAGTGGAGTTAATCCTCAAGCTCCAACGCGCCAGCAAGCTACTCAGGCGGTATCTGATGAGGCATTCAACCTCATTAAAGACATATACGCTTGCCTGTTGCGATTTAAGGGGCCTCATATGGTAGCTCACCTTAGTTTTATACAAAGAGATCCCACAAAGAAAGCTATGGCAAAAGAATTTGCAATGATGATGCAACAGCTTCAGCGTGGAACCGATGAAATTGGTAGCCAGCTTGCACAAATGGAAGCAGCAAAACAACAGCAGCAGGGCAATCAGAACCAAGATCCTGATACAATTAAGCTACAAGGGTTGGTTGCTAGAGAATCCATCCAAACAAACGCTCTTCAGAAGAAAGAAAACATTAAGTTGGCAGCAATGGCTCAGAAATCACAAATTCATAATGCAAATGCAATGGAAAGAGTTGCAACGGATCTTGCAACAAAGAGAGCCAAAGCCCAGAACGAGATTCAAATCAAAAGAGCTAAAGCGTCTCATGATTCTAGCATGATACAGGATAGTCATGAACAAGATTTGAGTCATAATGAACAACAGAATGTTCAAGAACAAGCAATGCAGCAGCAAGCAATTGCTCAACAAGAACAATTAACACAAAGCAACCCGCAAATAGGACAAAATAATGGATAATATAAATGTAGTTAATCTTTCAGCAGCAATAATTAATGACAAAAGATACAGCGAACTAAAAACTTCTGTTTATGAAGAGCTTGTAAATAAAGATCACTCAACTGTTGTTGCTGTATTTCGTTTACTTCAAGACTTTGCTGTTGATGCAGTACAAAACACATTTAACTCAGTTGATAATGCACTAAAGCAGTCTACTGTTTCTGTAAATCATCGAAAAGATTATGATCCAGATTTGGATGATTCTTTGTCAGATGAAGAAATGTCACTTCTCAAGTAACCAAAACAACCACCAAATACCATGTCCGACACAACCGTAGCCGAGCCAACCGAAACGCAAAAGAGTATTAATGCCCAAAATGCTCGTGAAGCAGACAAGGCAGCAAGGGATTCAGCCTTAAAGCAAGCAGATACATTTTTTAAAACAGAAATTAAGGAAGCTCCGAAAGGTAGTCCAGAGGATCTTTTCCGAAAGTTTGCAGAAAAGACTTCCGCTGATTCTGAAGAGCATCAAAATCGCATTTCTGAACAAAAAGAAAAAACAAAGTACGCTCAAGAAAACCGTGAAGAACCAGAAGCAAAAGCATCTTTGGTTGATGACGAAAAGAAGCCTGGGTTCATTAAGTCTCTGAAGCAAACAAATGAACAGCTTGTTAAAGAAACCGCTGAATTGAAGAAAAGAGTCCAAGAGTATGACAGCGCAAAACAAGAAATTGAAGATTTGCGTTCAAAAATTGATGACAGCGAAAGCAAAAAGGAAGTTGAAAAACTGCGCTTAGAGCTTAAACAAGCTATCAAAGAAAAACAGGAGAAAGAAGAATCACTTACTCGTGATCTTGATGATGTACGCAAAGCAAATGCTTTTTTAAACCTTCCAGCAGATCCTATTTTTAAAGAAAACTTTGATGCTCCGATTGTTCATGGATACAACCAAGTTAAGATGATTCTTGGTGAAGATCCTACATATATGACTGAATTTACCAAAGCGGTACAGTCATATGAGGCTTCCCTTACTTCAAATGATGCTAATGAAAGGTCAAGACAGCGTGAAATATCAAAGCAAACGCTTAACAACATTTACGAAAACCTTTCGCCAATGGAGCAAGCAAAATTTAATTCTACAGCTTACGATGTTTTGAACAAGGTAGAAGCAAGAAGCCAAGCTATTGTAAATTGGGAGATTACCAAAGCGCAAACAGATCAGGAAAATACTCGTCGTACACAACTTACAAAATCCCAAGTTGGAAAGCGTTGGCAAGATGCTTTTGATCAAGCAAAGCAGCAACTTGCAGATGTCGTTAAGTATAATGAAGACATTGCCAAAATTATCTCTTCACAAAATATTGATGACGATACAACAGAAGATGAATTGATTGCTGAAGCCGCACTGAGCGAAAATAGCAACTACGCTCCAGAACAAATTACCCGTGTTCTTATGCAGGGAGCAAAGTTTAAAAAATCTAGAGCATATTCGTTTGCTCTTGAAAAAGAGAACATAGAGCTTAAAGAGACAATTAAGAAAATGCGTGGTTCCAGCACTTCTGAAGGAAGCATTGGATCTTCTTCTGCTGGCAAAGCCAATGAATCAGAAGAAAGGACTCCTGCAACTTTATTTGCCAAGTTTAAAAATAGATAATTTTATTGTTGACGGATTATAGAATTTTCTATAATCGTTAAATATCTGGATTAGTTGTTGTTCTAGCAACAATTGATTTCAGCCAAAGCACCGAATCGGATAGCGTCCGATATAAAACTAAAAGCGGGGTGTGAGGTTGACATCAGTTGATTGTAAAAACAGTAACACGCGAGGTTGCCAGTCGCTCACAAACCAAAACCGTGTTTTGGAAGGGGCGACCTTTTCATGGCACATAATTCTAAAAAACAAACAAATTAATTATATGGCACAGAATGGCATAACTTTTTCGAGTTGTCAGGATGTCGACACCCTGTTTAGGGAAGCTCGTACATACTACAACCCGTTTTTCATTAAAAAGATGGCAATCAATTCGATCTATTATGGTCGTCTTGAAACAGAAACTTGGCCTTTGAATACTCTTCCAACAATGAAAGCATTCCGCTTTGGTCGTGGATGGTACAATCCAGATCAGCCTTGGCAGGAAGTTCAGAGTGGTCGTTGCATTCAGAATGCAGATGAGGTTCAATTTGAGAAGATTGCCCATCCTGGTACAGAATCTTACAGCTTTAGCCTTTTCACCAAGGCAATGCGTACCGATTGGTATCAGCTTACCGATTTCATGTATCGTCTTTTCCCACAGGAAGAGATGGATCACATCATGGGTACAAATGTTAACATCACCAAGAATGTTCATGAAGAGTTCGCTCGTTCCAACTGGATCGGTGGTTCTGGACACAAGTGGATTCCGATCAGCAATGGTCAGTCTCTTGTTTCTTGTGCTACTCCAGATGATCAGATGTTTATCGTTCAGCCCTTTGAGGGTACAAACGAGGGTTCCTTCAACATGGGCTATGTCTATGTGAAACTCCCTGTCAGCCAACTGAACAACATTGGTCTTCTTTCGCTTGATACGCTTGATGACATTCTCATCAATCTCCAGCGTGAAGATGATGCATATCGTCTTGATGTGAGTGAGGCCGCTGGTCGCCCTCTCCTTGAGATCATTGTTCCCGATGCCCGTGTCCTTCGTCAGCTCTGGCAGTATGCCAAGCAGTCTGGTGGATGGTGGGAGAGTGTTAGCGATTTCGACGACAAGCAACTTCAGTACTCCCTTGGTATTGATCGTGTCATCGGAAACTACGCTTTCTGCAACGACATCAACGGTGTTCGTCTGAATGTTGATTGGGTGTACAATGCATCCCTTCCAACCTTCAATGAGAATGATCCTACGACATGGCCTCGTCTGGTTCGCGTTCTTCCTTATATTCCTGTGACCACAGAGCTTGGTTGCAAGTATATTCAGAATCAAGCCTTCCAGTATGCAGACTTTGGTATCACTAACCCTTGGGTCAACAAGGCAATGATCAAGTGGATCAGTCCTTCTCAGAGTGGTATTGGTGAAGCCCAAGGCATGACCCAGAACTACGCTGGCGATTGGGAGTGGAAGAATCCAGATTGGGAGTGCAACATCAAGCGAGATCAAGGTTTCTTCTGGAACCAGTTCCGTATGGGAATGCAGTTCCAAGATCCTACACTGATGCATTCAATCCTTCACAGGTTGAACAATGCACAGCTCGTGATCCCTGCTGCTTGCAATCTTGTTCCTGACTACACTCCGCAATACACCCCCGACTGCTATGTCTGTTCGAGTGTGGTTACGGAACCAATCTAATCAATAAACGAATAATTCGATGAACCCATCTAATTACGCTCCATCGGATGTCTTGAATGCACCCGCCCTACGATATGTAGGGTGGGGGCAACCCTTGACTCCTTACTTCGTTACTGTTGCTAATGGTACAAGTTTTACAATTCCTACAAGCGCAATATCTTGGTCTATTACTGCTCCCACTGGCAGTAATGCAACGATCAATGGTGTTGTGTTTACAGGAGGATTTACTACATCAGGCAATGGAACGCTTTTCATTCCTATTGTAGTCAGCACAACTGCTGGTACTGTGAATGTAACTTATACTCTTAACAATGTTGTGTATAACACTCCTAGCTACTACTAAAACTTAAAAAACTAAAAATATGTCTAATATTAACACACCTCCTGTCCCTAACAATCTAACCGTGGTTCGCTTTGGGCCTGTTTCGGTAGATTTCACGAAAGCTGGATCTACTGTTATCGGTCAACTGCAGTACGATGAAAATGTATTCATTCCTACACTTTCAACGGTTGTTTATACTAACGCCGCTGGAACCAATGGAACTCAAGCAGTTGTTGCTCTGAACAATGGCACAGTTGGAAAGAATATTTCCACTGCCACTCTTCCTGCAACTCCTGTTGTAGCAATTGATGGAACTGGATCTCTTTCACAAACTATTCTTGCGCCAGCAACGAATGGTTATGTGCTTGGTCAAGTTCCTGTTTCCACTGCCTTGATCAGTAATGGAGCCGCTGCAATTCAGAGCCTTACCCTGAATGTTGCAACTGCTGCTATTCCTNATCTTGCTACGACGAATCGTTCTACTACAAACAACATCTCAACCCTTACGGTTGCCAGCGTTCCAGTTTGGCTTACCCCTGGTGCAGTTGTTGATGTTCTTACGGTTGGCAATGCGGCTTATAATGGTACTGTTACCGTTATTTCTGTGACTGCTACGACCTTCTCATACTACAATCCCTCGCTCACTACCGAGGCTTCCACGGCTGATACCGCTGGACGCATTGGTGCGCTGACGGGAGATGTGTATGTTGTTGGCATCCTTATGTAATTAAAATTGGGTGCTATGGTGGTTCAATCCCTCCATAGCATCTATACAAAGTAAACTGTTATGGCAAATCCACTTACTTTTCCACAATTTGTTGATACAACAGATAGTGAACAGCGTTGGCAAATATTTAGTGCTATTGCTGGGACAGGAGGTGTTTATAGAAATGTAACTGTTACAAATTTTCCAGCCATACAGCCAGTTAGCGGATCTGTAACTGTTACAAATTTTCCAGCCATACAGCCAGTTAGCGGATCTGTAACNGCGCAACCTGTATCTGGTGCGTTGACAATGAGTAATTCATCAGTTTCAACGGCAAGTGCTTTGATGCTTGCGGCTTCTTCAGCAACTAAAACTCTTACTATTCAGAATACTTCTGCCAATACGCTTTATGTAAGCACCACTAATCCAGCAACTTCTGTTAATGGAATTGTTATTGGTACAGGAATTGGTTATCAATTTCCATACATTCCAACAAATGCGTTATATTGTTTGGGTTCTGCGGCTGGCACTACTTATACGATTTGGTACGCTTAACCCATAAAATCCATGGGATTTGATTTAGGATCAAAATTTAATTTAGGAGGGTTCTTGATTTTAAATTCAAGTTCTTCTCCTATATATTATGATCCAGATGCTACTGCATGGTTTGCTGCTGTAGCCGCTGCTGGTGGAAGCATTACTACTGCAAATAAAGCTGTTTTTAATACCGCTTTTCTTGAACTTAAAGGGTATATAGCAAACAGTACTTCCAACCCATTGCAGCTAAATCTCTGGGGTAGTATTGCACAAGCTGGATTTCTATGTGGGGTTGACCTTGGGGGAACTGGTCTTGCTGGGGTATTACCTCCAATTACTGGGGGAATAACAGTTATTAATAATAATTTTGTAACTTCCGATTATGGAAGGTTAAGCGGTCTTGGAAACCGCACAGGCAGTGCTGGAGCAAACAAATTTATCGATTTAAATCGTCTATCTAATGCCTCTTCCGTGACAAACTCTTATGGGGCAGAAAATAACAACAACAAACATATTTATACCCGTGTTTTGCAATGGAATGCTAAACCAAATAGTGTTTTTGCAGACAATCAACAGTTACTAATTGGAACCGTACAACCCCTAAATACAAACAAGGGAGTTTCAATACAAGATAAAACATCAGTACCAAATCCTAACAAGGGAACATATTTTGGTTGTTTTAATGCTGATGCTTCACAGGTATTAATAGATACAACATCAACCCCTACTTCTGGCCCTTTTAGTTTTGGAACTGCAAGAAATAACTCCACAACAGCAGATTTGTACGATACAGCAAAAGGATTGTTATCTTCCCAACCATCGAATAATGGCAAAAATAGTTCGCAAACCTACCTTTCTGGAGCAGGGCCAGTACAAAGTAACAGGAATTATGCGGTTAGCAATTTTGGGTTTTATTCTGTTGGCGCATATCTTCCATTAAATGTCTTGGATAATATTATTGTAACTTGTATTAACTCTTTAACTTAAAATGAACTGGCTTGTTTTTACAACTGATAGGCAATCTGATCTTGATGAAATCAATGCTCAATTTGTAGATCGTCAATGTTCTCCAATAACAACAGAAGATGGGGAAATGTTAATTTCTTCCCAAATGATTGATGATCCATTTTGGTCTGCATATAGAAGTTTTCTTTTGTCATTACCATTATATGAAGGTATTCCTATATTTCCATCATTTGTAGAATAATTATGAGCAATCAAATTACATCAAGCACTGAAGTAGGCTCCACCTCTGCCATCGTCTCGCTCGTGACTCTGATTGTCTCTTTCTTTAATGATACTCATATTTGGCTTCAAAACATGACATTGCTTGTGTCACTTATAGCTGGCATAATAGCAATTTACGTTGGAATTAGAAGACTTTTGCAAAAGTAATGAAAAGCACTCTACATATCCTTGCTGTATTATGCATCTTATGTGTAGTTGGGTGTGCAAGTCACGATAAGGTAACAACCTATTACCCTCCGTCTCAAACGGCCGTTGTTCGTTCTGTTTCTTCTGCAAAAGAAAAGGCGCAAGCAGTGAGGGAGTATGTATCTCCAGCGGGTCAACTTGCGTTTAGTCAATTGACCAACTCCATAGCATCTGCTCAGGACGAGCTGTTCAAGTATTCTGGGCAAGTGGACAAGCAAACCATCGAGCTATCCAAGGCACAAGAGTCTGCAAATTATTGGCATGACAAACAACTCAAGGCATTGCGTGAATTGTTTTGGTGGAGGATGATTGCATTGGCTACAGTCTTAGCTGTTGTCGCATACCTCGGAATGAAAACGGCTTGGAAGTTCTTTCTGTAATGAACACTTTTCTTATCGTATTGCTAGTTGCACTTCTCTCCATCCCCTTGCTAATAGCTGGATTTTTCCTTGTGGTCGGATTTACAGCAGCCTTCCTTGAGGACGAAATGGAATGAAAAATCATGGCAATTTCATCCGTAATAGAAAAGAAGCTGGATCAACGCCCACTCGATAGCAAGAAGGCTATTTACGCGCTCTGTGGGGCTTGCTGCGTCCTGTTTGTTTTCATTGGCTCATCGTTGCTCATCCTGACTCATGCCGAGGCTTCTAAGGACATTGTGGAGCTTGCCAGCTTAACCATCATGTTTTTTGGGGCGATCATCACCACATTGATCACCGGGCAAGCAGCTATGGATTGGAAAGCGGTATCAGCACTCCAGCATATGAGCGAGGATGTGAGGGTGNACTCAAACGCTGAAGCTCCAAACATGGTTATCAATCAGCGCATCCAAAAATCTAGGTGGCACGATGACAGCATACTTTAAGAACAGGGTAATTCCTTTCCTGTGGGAGCATGAGGGGACGACATACGAGGATGACCCAGACGATCCTGGAAATGCTGGTTCAAAGTATCGTGGAACAAAGTATGGAATTGATGCCAGATCGCATCCTAATGAGGACATTCGCAATCTCACCGAAGAACGAGCCACAGAAATTTATTGGAACGAGTGGATCAAGTACGCTTGCGATCATCTTCCTCAACCAATCGACTGGATCTTCTTTGATGCGTGTGTGAACTGTGGGCTATCAAGGGCTTCAAAGTTTTTGAATGCTACATTTAGAGATCCAATGAAGTTTCAAAAAGAAAGGATAGATTTCTATAATAGACTAGCAGACCAAAAACCAACTCTTAATAAATTTAGGAAAGGATGGATTGCTAGAGTAAATGACTTGTCAAGAAGCTGCGGATTATTGTAAGGTAATACACAATGCAATATCCAATTAATCAGACTTGTTGTGGCTCAAACACTTCCGTTAATGGTTTTTGTTATAACGGTTGTGGTCAAACCATGCCGATTGTTCCTGGTTCTAATCCAGCATTACAAATCTGGAATGGACAGAATTTTTTGATTGCTGATGGATCTACCATTAATCCAATTACGCTTCCTAACCTTCAACAAACAACTCGATCAAATATTCAGTTCGTTGTAGGTGTTACGGCTACAGGAACTCTTGCTTTGGTTCCTATATCATCTTTTGCTTAATATGTCTTGCCCTCCTCAAGTACCAATTAGCATTATTCCTCCTGTAAGTGGAGGCCCAAGTCCAATTTTGTGGCAAAACGGCAATCAGATTACCCGATTAAATACGCCTCTAAACCAAAGTTGGCTTGTTTATGATGGAACCATGACTCGATGGGCTGATGGATCTGCACAAGCTCCCATTTCCTTGCCTAATCTTGAAGAAGTAAACAATGCCACAGTTGCATATGTTGCTGGAATAACTACAACTGGAAGGGTTGTTAAAACCCTTGGTGCATCTGGAACTGCTATAATTGGAGGTCAGGCTGGAGAAGTTGTTTATCAATCGGCAACAAGCGTTACTTCATTCACTGCTCAAGGAACAGTTGGACAAGTTTTATCAAGCAATGGAACTTCTGCTCCAACTTGGTTGAGTCAATCTGTATTATCTGTAGGAACAGCAGTAAATGCGACAAACGCTACAAATGCCACTAATGCCACTAATGCGACAAACGCTACTAATGCAGTAACCTCTACAAATCTTGCCAATGGAGGTGCTGGACAAATCCCATACAATACTGGATCTGGAGCAACTTCTTTTCTATCTGCTGGAACATCAGGACAATTTCTTCAATCCAATGGAACTTCTGCTCCATCATGGGCTACAGTTTTGATTTCATGGTCGGCTCAATCAACTACTTTTACTGCAACTGCCAACAGCTACATTGCGGCAAGTACGGCAAGTTCTGCTTGGACGCTTACCCTTCCAACATCTCCAGCCACTGGAAGCACAGTTTGGGTTATTGACGCTGCTAACAATTGGGCTACAAACAACCTTACGATTGCCCCAGGTGGAGCCAATACAATCCAAGGGTCTGTTCAAAACCTTATTTGCAATGTCAGCAATAGGCTTGTTATTCTTTATTATACTGGAAGCACTTGGCAAATTAATGTTTAAGTTGACCTAAAATCACATCTACTATATAAATTGTAAATATATGTCTTGCGGAAACAACAACGGATATTCTGGAGGGTGCGGATGTGGTGGTACTGTTCAGTACGCTCCTTCGGCTTGTAACCCTAATTTTCCAACCTATTGCCAATCTCTTGGTGCTGGAACTATTCAAAGGGTCGTTGGTGAGGATTCTGCCTACTGCAAATATACAGTTCCTACTCTTTCTTCCAACAGCATCCTTTTTTACAATGCTTCTACTGGTCTGGTTAAGTGGAGTGACAGCTCTGTTGCAAATCCTATTTTTCTTGGAAGCTCCTCTTCAGCACAAGTAACCAGTCCATCTGGGCAAATCCAAGCATTGACTCCTACAGGACAGCTTGTTGGATTTATTCCTGCTACTTCTACAGAAACTCAATTCCCTGTTGTTTCCCCTTCTGGAACTACAACTACATGGGGTACTGTAGAAAGCATCCTCCCAAATCAGGGAATTGTTTATAAAACAGGATCAACAATTGATGGGCCTCTGGCTGCAAATACGGTCTATCAACTTACTGGTTTGTCTGGTCAATATGTTTCTTTTGATGCTAGTGGAAACCCAATTGCATCTACTCCATCAATTACCCAGAGCTATATTTTCAAATCTGGAAATTACATTGCTACAGCAAACCAATCCATTGCCGCCGATACTTCTGCTGGAGCTTGGACGCTAACGCTTCCTCCAAACCCTGCAAATGGAACTGTTCTTACAGCAGCCGATGTTAAAGCATCTTGGGGAACAAATAATTTGACTATTGCTCCTTCTTCTGGAAGCACAATCCAAGGTTCAGTTCAAAATTTGATTTGCAATGTTTCAAATTGGCAAGTTACTCTTTACTTCAACAACACATCTTGGTATGTAATCGTTACTTAATATGGCTATTAATCTTTCAACGCTAGTTAATCAGACTAACCCACTTCAGCTTGCAAAGGCATGGATCAACTTTGGCTATGTCACAGGTTCAATCGTCTATCGCGCAAATTACAATGTGAGTTCGATTACTCGGAACGGAACTGGCGATTATACGATCACCTTCACAAATGCAATGACAGATGCGAATTATATAGTCGTTGGTTCATGCACAGACTCACTTTCGGGAGGTGGTAGATTCTTCACTTTTCCATATACGAGTTCTCCGACTACCTCTGCATTTAGATTTGCGACATATACAAGCACACCAACAATATATGATATGGTGTATATTTCAGTAGCAATCTTCGGAAACTAAATAATATGAGCCAAGTAATCATTTATACTAATCCTACAGGAAATGTTTCTGTTTGTACTCCATCGAATGAATCAGATATTAACCAAGTGTTGATAAATGATTGTCCTGTTGGAGCAATTATTGTTGATTCATCAACGCTGCCATCTGGAGCAGATGCTCAATTCTTTAACTCATGGGAGCTTAATGGTTCTTCTATTTCGGTAAATTTCACAAAAGCACAATCTCAGCAAACATCTGTTCTTAATAAACTTGTCTACGATGAGTCGGGACATCGTGCTGTAAAAACCCTTTCTGGAGTTTCTAATGTTATTTCTGATTCCGATTGGAAAATATTGGTTGCTACTTCTCAATCTTCAATTTCTTCTGCTACTACAACCGACCAGCTTGTTGCCGCAATTGTTCCTGTGCAAGCAGCTATTGAAGCAAATTCGGCTATATAATAAATCATATGGCTCAAGATGGGAGAGTCTATGATGGAACAACGAGTACGGTTGCGATGGATGTCGAAACACATCCGTCAAACCTTCCTCCAAATTATGTTTCCTCATGCGTAAATCGTTCCTTTAGGCAAAGTGTCAACAATACTCGTCCTCCCTTTACCGATCTCAAAATCAATGTTGCTTTTGGTCAAGATCCTCAAATCCTAACCGATTTCCAAACTGGGAATTTCCAAGGTGCTTATCCTTATAGATCAGTAAAATCTGGATCTACTGATGGGATTGTTTGCTCTGTTGCTGGAGTAATTTACTTTATTTCCATAGTTAACAATATCTGTACACTATATAAGCTCATTGACGGCAATGATCCATACATGATGCACACTTGGTTTGTTCAAGCGGAAGATTGGATCTACATCCAAAATGGATACCAAGATGCTATTGCGTGGAATGGTGTTATTTCTGGTGCTCCAACAAATCTCCAAGCGCAAGGAATTGATGGAACAAACATTAATCTTACTTGGACGAATAATTCCCCTGGAGCAACATTTATAGAGCTTCAATCTCAAACTGCTGGCAATGTTTTTACAACATTTGCAACTATTGCTTATGGGCAAGATTATTATAATTACGCAACATATGATTCTGTAACGCAATTCTCTTTCCAACTAAGGTCTATTTATCCAGATGGATCAAGTACACCTTGGTCAAACATTGCAACTACATCTTCTGGAAACCCACAAATAACAGCAGAACAAACTGGCAATGTTTATAGGCTAAACCCTGCAAAACAACAGATGCCAATTGGAACCATCATGGCATATGCATATGGTCGAGTTGCTGTTAGCGATAAATTCAATAACATTTATGTTTCCGACATAATCTATGGAAATGGGTTTACCACTACCTCGAACACGCAAAACTTTACAGAACAAACTTATTGGGCTGAAGGAGGATCTTTTACTCCCCCTGCAAACCTTGGAGTAATTACAGGAATGAGGGTAATGCCTTCACTGAACATCAATGTTCGTGGACAAGGCGAATTAGTTGTTTTCTGTGAAAGCGGATCTTTCACTTTGGATCTTTCGCAAGATAGAACTACTTGGCAAGCCAACAACATTCAAAAGGTTTCTCTTATTGGTAGAGGATGCCGATCTCCTTGGAGTATTTGCGGTGTAAACAATGATGTTTATTTTCGTTCTGATGATGGATGGGCTTTCTACAACAACGCTCAAGTTGACTTCTATAATGCCCTAGCATTCCGCAAAATTAGTAGAGAGGTTCAGCCTTGGGTAAATTATGATACTCCGTGGTTGAGGCAGTTTGAATCTGCAATGTATTTTGATAATAGGATCATTGCTACAGTTTCTCCATTTACGGTCTCTACATCTGATCAATACGGATTACATCGTCCTAGTAGGGCAATGATTGTACTTGATGTTGAGCAGCAAAGTCAGGTTGACCCAGGCTCCTATCTACCAACCAAGTGGAATGGTCTATGGGAAGGCCCACAGCCCACCCAGCTTCTTACTGCACAAATCAGGGGAGTACAGCGTGGATTTTGTTTCTCGTTTGATGGTGACAATATAAATCGACTGTACGAACTTCAGAATAGTAGCATTCTTGCAAGTGGAGTTGACGATTACTCACAAGTTTACGGAAGTGTGCCTATCAAATCTTACTTTGTAACAAAGAGGTTTGATTTCACACCTAACCCAGGGGCAAGCAGATTTGTCAGAAAGCAACTTGCTGGAGGTCAGGTATGGATTTCTAATCTAAAAGAAGCCGTGACAATAGCCTGTCAGTTTAGACCTGATTCTTATCCTTGCTACACAACGCTTTCTAATCCAATTACTATTGGTCTTGATGAATGCACTCCTGTAACCACTGGCTGCGTACCTGTGTTGTCCCAACCTAGATACCAGCAGCTTAAATTTCCTACTCCAGATATTAATGATTGTGAATCCTTTTCTCAAATCAGCCCACAGGAGGGTGCTGAGTTTCAACTCAAAGTACAAATAACTGGTTCATGTATTGTAGATAGGATTCGCTTGTCTGGAATATTCAATGACTCTCTTGATAATCCAGAAGGAGATTGCCCTGATACTTTCTATAATGATCCAACTCCTGTAAAATGTCCTTGCGAGTGTGATTTGACATACTATCGGATTGTACCTCTTCCTAAATATGTATCTAAAACTTGCTCTTAAAGTGTTGCAATAAAACCAAAACATACCTATAACTTAAATAATTATGGACAATCAGAGTTCTCCAGCACAGCTTTTGTTTCCGATGGTTCCTTCAACCTATTGCCCCGAAGGGACTTGGAGTGATGTGCTTAATTCTTTCACCACTCTGTATTTAAACAATGGAACGGTAAATATCCCTGGCCTTAACCAGATCACGCCCCAGCAGATTCAGACAATTCAGCAAAATGTGCTTACAATCCAAAACCAATTGGATGCAGTGAGCTACAAAACAGGAAGCATTACCTCTATTACTACAGGCATTGGGAGCTATGCTGTTACTTTTCCATCTGCCATGCCAAGCTCTGCTTACCAGATTAGTGTTTATTTTGTAGCTACCGGCACTCCTACTGCTATTCCAACTTGGAGTGTTTCCTCTGGGACAATTACAACCAATGGATTTACTTTCTTTGCAAATTGCGCTTCTGGATCTAATGTCTCTTCTATAGTATGGTCAGTTTATAACCTGAGTGTACTTTAAACAAAACAACCCCAACCTAATAATAAAATGGCTAAAGAAATGAATCGTGCTACCGAACCCAAACTACAGAGCGAAGGATTCAGCACTCGCGGAAATATTAGACCCAACATGAGCAACAACCCTCGTGGTAATGAGTTCACTGGAATCTTCTACAGCGGCAAGCTCCAGCCCGAACCATGTTCCCCTGGTCGTGGTTCTTCCAAGAAATAATATGGCTTCTCACGGCATACAATATACGGTTGATAAAACCGAGAAGGGCATTGTCTCTGATCGTGCTATGTTGCAGCCCATGCAGAAGCTACAGATCAAAGGAGACATTGCTGCCATTCGTGCGTTCAAGGACGCTAGAACTGCTCGCATCAAGTCAATTGGTGAGGCTGGCGACAAGTGTTGGTCTGTAGGAGGCCCTGCTAATGAGACTTCTATGGGCAAGGGTTCTCCCTTCAATGCAGATTGGATCTAGCATATGCGACTCCCTAAGATCCCTTTAAGTGGGTCGATGAGGAGCAAGATGCTAAAGGTCAAAGCAGCTCCATCAATCAAGTTGTCCTCTCTGTCTAGCACAGAGAGGCCAAAGCGTCCTGTTACAAGGAATCTTAACGGTCATTCTATTTCTCGCGGTGAAATGATATAATTTTATGCTCTACGATCTGCAATATATTATGGAAGCGATTCGCCCTTATGCGGGGAATAGCGGAACTTGTAATACCAGATTGCAGATTGAGTATACCAATAAGGCTCGTCGCCTTTTGTGGAATAAAACCGATAGTGATGCAACTTGCGAGTATGTTTGCATAAAATGTGTCAATGGCATTTTGACGCTCCCTAGCATTTACAAACAAGTCCGTTTGGCATGGATTGATGGAAATCCAGTAAGTCTTGGTAATGAATGGTATCAAAGCGTTCCCCAAGAAACATGGGTTGATGCATCTAGCGGTGGATATGGAAATGGATGGGGACAGGCTTATGCTTGGAATGGAGGCAACAAGAAGTTCATTGAGATTGGAGGAAAGCACATTACCTTCCAAAATTATGATCTTGCTCCCTATCAGCTTTGTATTGAATCCGAATCTCCGTTAGATGTTGGTACGGATATTACTTTCTTTGGAGAAGATTCCTATGGAACAAGAATTAGCGAAACAATTACTCTTGGCCTTGCTCCAGCTTATACTTATTCAACTAATTTTTTTAAATCTGTTTTCCAAGTAACCAAAGGTCAAACTAAGGGAAGGGTAAGGCTTTACTCATATGAGCCTGATAACCAAGCCCAGATGCTGTTATCAATTTATCAACCCTATGACATAAATCCTAGCTTTCGTAGGTATGCTATTAAAGGATGTGTTAAGGATTCTGTAGTCTTGTATTGCAAAAAGAATTACCAAGATATTTACAACCCTACTGATCAAGTAGAGTTTACTCCAGAAGCCATGATTTCTGCTGTCATGGCAGTTGTTTATCGTGAAAACAAAGGAAGTGACCAACTTTACAATGTTTCTTTACAAAATGCTATTTTTGAAGTGAATAGAGAAACTGCCGATCAGGAAGAACCTACTGGTAGCCCAATTAGGCAATTCTCAAACAACATGATGTTGAATGCTTTAGTGCCAACTTATGCATGGGATGATGGAGCATCATGGCCTTATTAATATGGAAGAGATTGTTGAAATATCTGCTATTGATAAGGTTGAAGCTGAATTAGCCAACCTTCCCTCTGTTGATTTGCCATTAGAGCATTTCTTTATTCCTGGAATGTATGTCCGTAAAATCTTTATGCCAGCAGGATCTATAGTTGTCTCAATGAAACACAAAACAACTCATCCATTTTTTATACTTAAAGGAAAAGTTGCTGTTTTAAAAGAATCACAAAATGGTGGATTTGAGCAAGAGGCATTGTATGAGGGTGGTGATATGGGTATTACTAAACCAAATACAAAGCGGTTTCTTTGGAATGTAGAAGATACTGTTTGGGTAACTTGTCACGCCAATCCAAATGATATTGAAGATCCTGATGAAATAGTATTAAATATTGCTGAAAGAACAGATAATCCTTTGATTGATAGTAATTCTCCACAATTTAACCAATGGAGAAAAGACATCAGCCCTAGTTTGATCCATACAAATAAAGAACTTGAACTGTCATGCGTTTCCTAACACCACCACATACTATTTCTGAATATAGGCATTATAAGATGCCTGTGTATGAAACTATTGCAGCCGTTGCAGCAACAACAATTGTGGGATCATTAACAGTTGGAGGTCTTGCTGCTGGTGCAGCAACAGCAGGTGCTGGAGCATTAGCATCTTATGGTGTTAGTAAATTAATGAGTGGAGGTAGTGGAGGTGGCGGAGGTGGTGGAATGCCAACATATAATAATTCTGGTGCAGATCCTTATGTAAGCAGTCAACAGCAATCTGCTGCGGCTCTTCAGCCTTATGCTCAACAGCTTTACAATCAAGGTCAGGATATGTATGCGAGCAATCTTGCTTATGGTCAACAGGCTCAGGGGTATGTTCCAACAGCAGAAGATTATAAAGCAACACAATCAAATATCTTTAATACTGCTGCAAATCAAGGCATAGACTTTGCGAGAAGGGGAACACAAGCAAACATTGAAAATCAAGAAGCTGTAACCCCTGGCTCTACCGCACAAAGGCAATTAGCTAATCAGCAGCTTAATTCATACATCCAAGGTCAAGTTCCTCAAGATGTTCAGCAGCAGATTAATCGAACAGTCGCACAGAATCTTGGTGGAGGATTTAACCTATTTTCTGGAGGTGGGCAAGCTCCTCAAAACTTTGCTCGCAACATTGGACAAACAAGCGTTGGTCTTTCTCAATATGGATTGAGTGCCGCTTCTACTTGGCAGCAACTTGCGAACCAAATGGTAGTTTCTCCTACCGCTGGATTGTCTGCTGGGCTGGAAGCGCAAGGGTTAGCTCAATCTCAAGTTGGACAAAGAGCAGGTCTTGGTTTGCAAGCAACTGGTCTTGGTTTAAGCGCAAATCACCAAGCTATTAACGATGCTATTGCTTCGTTCAGCCCCTTGGCTACAACGGCTGGAATAAATATTAATGCAGCTCAATACGGAGGCAATATGGCAGCGAATAATGCTGAAAATATATACCAATCACAAGCTAACCAATATGGTGCAAATATGGCACAGCAACAAAACCAACAGGCCCTTGGTCTTGGTGTTGCTAAAATGGGATTGGGGGCATATGATGCTTACAATAAAGCTAACTATTACAACAATCTTAATGGAGGATTGCCTTCATTTATGGGTACTCAAGCTGGCGCAAATGCAGCCCTTGGATTTACTCCAACAATGGCAAAATAATTATAGAATAATATGGCAATAGGATACTACAATTTTGGTAATGTAATGGCTGGAAACCAGCAGGTTGTCAATTCTATGGCGGGACTTGGACAGCAAATTTCTGGAGCTATTGAAAACCATGCCCAGACACAAGCTGCACAAGCCATGCTTCCT